TGTCTATTTTTAAATAGTGTGTGAAGGAAAAAGCCCCCACTCTTTTAGTCATCGAAAGAAGCACCTGTAGACATAATCACAAAGTCAATTGCGATGTATTCAATGGCGCGCGCTGGCTTAATCATAATCTTCGCATACATGATGTTCTGATCGATTAAGTCGGGGGTTGTGGTAGATTCATCAAGAATCAACTTATAGTCTGTGATACCAAACTGCGTCTTGACATTTGCCAAGAAGGGCTCGACCAAAGACTTGAATCGGTTCCACGTAGCTTGAACATTTTGCTCAAACAGGATTCGCGTAGCTAAGACTGAAATCTGCTTTTTCAAGAAGATGACCAATCGTCGCACATTAATTCTATCGAGAGCAGACTGAGATTGCTGCAATGTCTTCTGACCGAAGACCACAATTCCTGTTGAGGGGAATGATGCGATGGGGTTAATACTAGCTTCGTAAAGTGTGTCACGCTCTTTAGAGGTAACTCTCTGTGTCACACCTACTACTGGGATACCGGCGGCGCCATCTGTAAGGCCACCTCGGTTAAATCCAGCAGGGGCAAACCATACAGCAGCTTTCTTTTCAGAGGAAGCCAACACACCCATCATAGCGACAGAAGGTGGAATCCAGAGAAGTGCGCCTGTATTCTCATCCCGGGTCTGTACCCAAGGGTAGAAGGTGGCGCCATAGCTAGAGTCTAGACTTCTATCGCGAAGTGACGAAACTGCTTGTGTGACAGTCGCTCCAAGCCTGTCGGCTTTACTGGAATAATACTGCTCATGATTAGGAATGTACACATTAGGTAGATCGATGAGCGACATGGCGTCGGCGCGATCTTCACATACATTAATCATATGTGTGGTCAGACTCTCGTGAGTCAGTCCCGGGGCACCCAGAAGATTCATATTAATGACTTCGGGATCTGCGACCGTATCAATAGCTCTCTTCCAAGTATAATAGATGGAGTTGGTTGTATTGCTTGAAGCTGCGGCCATACCATTGTTATACATCGGATCCGGTACCATAATATCCAAGCCATCGAAACCGCCCCAAATTTCAGCAGTAAAGCTATCATAGCCGGCGTCGAGCAGCGTCTTATAAGATTGTCCTGATCCTGCACTAATGCTTGTGCCTAACACGCGACTACCAGATTGGTAGAAGTATGCGGCGCTAGCGGATGCAATGTTATCCAGCGAAAAGACCGTCGAATAATCATCAACACCTGTGGTTGTATTACCTGAACCACCACCATCAGCATATCCGGCATACAGGAGTCTACTAAAAGCTCCCATGCCAGGATCTGAGCGTGTACTACCGCTCGTTCGTGTTGTCTGGAATCCAAAAGATGCCTTTGTGGGGTCACTTAAGCCGCCATCAGAAGCTGATACCCGAAGGCGTGGCTGTGGGAAGGTAAGAGATGCCGACAATATCTGGGGACCATCACCGAAAGTAACGGATGCCGAGAGCCAGAGGTTTTTTCCACCTCCGATATTAACACCACCCATGAAGAACTGTCCGCTCACGGGGACATACGCGGTTCCGCTGCTTCCTGTTCCATGCAGATCAGCTACTGAAGCGAAGCGTGGTCCTGCGAAATAACCAAAGGGAAGTAACGTCGCGTCACTTGCGCCTGCATCCACATCGGCATTCATCTCTACATATACAAATTTAGATTGGTTGTTATACTCTCCATAAGTTTTGAGAGTTCGTGCTGTGTTATCCCAAGTAGTGTACTTATCGCCAATACGACGTGCAACATAGTTAGGAGAAGTAGGATCAAGTGTAAGATTATCGAATCTTTCCATCACTACTACATTATTATCGGTATCCCGAAGTTGTCGTAATACAACAGAGAATGTACCATATTGTGTAGCTGTGTTTGGAGATTGATTGATCTTCTCGATAGACACTTTAATGTTATTCTGCAGCCACTCACCGTGGCCACGTCCAATTAGACGGAAAAGCTTTTGCTGGTTGAAAGGCACATAAGAGGAATAGGTCCCCACATCCTGACCAATAAACCATCCCGTTCTACCTTCTCGGGATGCTTGTCCAAGCATCTGCGAGGGACCCACGCCACTACTATTCTGCACTGCCAAGATGACAGCGCGGGTGACGCCCGTAGTAAGATCTTGAGTTGCGTTATCACGAAGTTCTTGTTCGTAAGTCTCACCCAGCCAATAATCTTTCACAGACGCGGAAGGATAAAAACTCGTCGCACTGCTTCCGGCAAGTTGCGGGTTAGTATTGAATTTTTCGCGGGCCCAGTTGGCCGATGTGTCATCAAAGCCAAAGGTGATTTTTTCACCTGAGTTGTTGGAGCCCGAAATTACTACTGTAAAGAGATTTGTAGTAGTATTACTGACCGTGACCAAACTACCAGTCTGCATGATGGTGGTGAGATCCAGTACTCCGGCGTTGCTTCCTGAAGCGCGGCCTGCGGCCTCTCCCGTATTCCCCCCCGCAAACACGGTACCTGAAAGTTCAATGGTACTACCAGAGTTAAGATACCAAATTGCCGCTAATGAGCCTGTTCCGAGAGACGCCTGTCCTGTCCCTGCAATTGAAGATGAAGGGAAGAGCCAGAGTCCGTATGCGCCACCGTTATCAATCGCGCGCTGATTAGCGGTATTGACTGTCTTCCACCCTGCCTGTGCGGCGGTGGTGCCATCTTGATTTGTGTCTTGTTGTCCCAACAGGCGAACATAAGTCAGCGGTGCCACATTAGCTCTTAAAAATGCCTTTGCGGCGTATGTTCCGTACATGGGAGAGACGTAATTACCATCTCTATAAACATCACCACCAGTTCCGCCGGGAACCGTATCGCCAAACATATTCACAAACTCGGAGTATGATTCGACCTTCACAGGTTGCATCGCAAGTCCACGTGTGGCGCGGCCAATCACGACTGGACCGATAGCTTCGGCGGATTTTGGAATAAAAGAGTTGTCTATCTCATTAATAAACACCCCAGGAGATACAAATTTAAAATTCTTCACTGACATTGGCTTGTTCCTTATAAAAAAATGCGATTAAATGGTAGTGCAATCATTAAATAAATAGTAAAATGATCTTCAAACGTCGTCGCGTAAACAAAGAAAAAGCAATTTGGAGTTCAGGATGTGCAGTTCTTACTTGGACCCTGTCTTAAACAAATTTGCATTTCCTGCAGGAACGGCTCGTTCTGAGGGAAATTGGTATTCTACGGTGTTTTCATCTATTCTCACAATGGGTCGATCATCGTTCTCGCCTTCCCCAATAAGGTATCCCAATACCCTAATGTTAATATCGGTTTGAAACATCCGCATTTCTTCCCCTAAGTCGCTTGAATTATTAGTTTGGGCAAAACTTTGATCAATAAAAGCTTCATAGAGATGTCCATTACGTCTCATCACAAAAGAATTTATTTGACCTGTTCTGCCCATAAACGGTGTCACTAGCTCATTCATCTGCTGCTGATATTCACTTTTAAGGACAATCTTATATTCTACATTTACATATACCGGGATGGGGATGGACAATGATTGAATAACAACCTTATGGTTTTTTCTTGGATAAAACTTTTGAGGTGTTCCGGATCCTGTAATAGACTGACGTACATTATTAGAAACCGCAAAGTTGCGTGTCTTATCTTGTACAATGCGTCGAGCAATAACCATCCGGCCGCTCCGTCCATTTTTATCTTTAGAATAATAATTGGCTTGAAAGCCACCCTTTCTTTCTGGATCTTTGACAATCCCTGTTCTCTCGATACTCACAATAGGCAATTTGAGTGCCCCATTATCATCACGTAGTGAACGATCATCTTTAATCTGAAAGGATCTCTCTGGAGCCTGCCAGAGTACAGGTACGGGTGTAAAGCCCCGGTTGGTAGTAGCAGAAAGTTTTAAATCCTCTTTGAGCCAAGATGTAAGGGCATAATCAATAGTTTCAATGCTCGATTCCAACATCCCAATCTCTTTGAGAGTATTAGGGCTAGCTCCCGCAGGAAGCATAGCAAAATCAAAATTATCAGGTAGCATCGAAGAGTCCCTCTCTGGCGCGTCTACAACGAGCCGCAATTTCAAAATAATGGTCTACTTGTCCGAAAAGCAAATGCGATTGAACAAGCTTGACGATCTCATAATAATTATCGCCATATAATACAAAATCGCCTTCGCGGATATACATGTTTTGATCTTCCTCTAAACGACGTTTATGGAAATGAATATTCACTTCCCATGATTTATCGACACCCGCATTGGGCATATAAGTGGTAGTATAATCGGTAAATTCTACTAAAGCATAAATTCTTACAGCAGGCAAAAAGGTTTTCTTAATCGCTTCTCCATATAAAGGATGAAAATCTGTTGCCTTTATATCGATAGGATAATAAAGAACCTGTTGTCCGATGACCTTTTCAATAAGTTCATCATTCAGTTGTTTAACAAGATCTCGTTCTTTCTTTCCTAGAAAGAGTGGAGGTGGTGGGCTTGCTGGTCTTTTCCATTCATTGGACATACTCTATCATCCTACAAAAATTGGCAGGGGTGAAACTTTAAAGGTGGCCTCCACTGCTTCCACGGTCTCTTGATCACGTTTAGCTAGCGCAGGATATTCGATTTCATTCAGGATTTCTCTCAGTTTATCTTTTAAGTCCGCTTGTTCTTCTTTA